GTGTTGGCAACCACGCGACTTACGAAGTCTTTCGCACGTGCTGCGTTTTCCGGTGAGATCGGTAGGCTCCGAACTTGTTTTAGATTTGTCACTCTTGACTCAACTCCCCACGTGGTCGTTTTCTTATCTTGAGCGGGCGCAAAGCATCCGCCTCCAACAACCGCAGGCATGAACGATACAATGGTCGATTTGTCGTTATCATCCCCAGTTAAGTCTGCGCTGTAACCAATCACGCCTTCAGATACGTTGGCTACGTACGGTGCTTTGATGGATTTGTTCTCGCGAATGAAGTCGGCGAGAATTACACCTACCGTACGGTCGGATTCGGCCCATGATGCGACTGATCCAACGTTGGCGTGTTGCTTGGAAAGTCTGTCAGCAGCAAACATTTGTTCGAGTTTGTTCGCTCCTACTGTTGCTTCTCCATAAGTTCCAGCCCTGCCGACCGAAACATTGAGTCCTGATGAACTCAATGAGTAGAGTGAAGCCCAGCCATTCTTGACTGGTTCCAGACGTTTGAGTTCCTGACCTTGTATCCACCATTCGGCGAATATCGCAGCCAGCCCTCTCCAAGTACCTACTGGTGTGAAGCACACCAATTTCTTTTCGAAGTTGATGTGTCTCAAGTCCACCAGGAAGTGAGTTACACAGTATGGAATCCCAAAGATTCTCTTTACTGCCACAAGTGAATCACAGTTGTAATCCCAGAGTTTGTGTTGAAATTTAGCTCCACCGGACACGTGTGTGACCAGTTCATTGTCGTTGTTGAAGTAGTACACTGAATCTCCCACGGTGGACGCAACCTTCGACGGTTGCGTTGTGAAGATCAAGACCGGTTCTGACCTCCCACACAGGTACTGGTTCATGTCAACGTAGTAATCCACGTCGATCATGTACGACAGTCCTGTTTCCGGGTTGTAAGTCGGTCTCTGTGTGAGATCCTTCGTCCATCGCCAGTCTCGGAAACCAGCGATCTTGAAGTGTTGATCTGATGACGACATTTGGTAGCTATAACTCTTTGTGTTGAGCTTGTGTGCTAGTTTTCTGCAAAACCGGTTCGCGACATTTCTGTCTCGTGCGGATAGTGCATGTGAGTGACCATCTACCAATTCGGCAGACTGTACAGCCTCTTTCATGAACGTTTGACGAACCTTCCTACTATCCTGTAGGGCAGGTTCGCGAAGGCGTTCAAGAAGTCGAGAGACGACGTAATACAACGTGCGTTCTCTCTGACATACCTTACGTAATCCAACGTAGAGTACCCCTCCAACCAGTATTCCAACTGCTGGGATCACCATTCTTTGAGATGCCTTCATCATCACTAGACTTGGTGTTTACGGACAACACAGTGATCAAATTTTAGCTTCTTATAATTT